CCCTATCTGCAGGTGTAGACAAGATGTATGTAGGTGCGAAAGAAGAACCAGAGGATATAGAGTACGCTAACGAATATGTTAGGCAAGTTACTGAGGAAACCTATGGATTTCTAATTTTTCAAGAACAGATTGCCATGTTGGCACATAAGTTGGGCAAAGATCTTTCTCTAGATGAGGGCAACAAGTTAAGGAAATTGTTGACAAAGAAAGGCACAGGATCAGTGCAGGCAGAAAAAGATAAGATTTATGATAAGTTTAAGAGAGGTTGTCTGGAGAAGGGGATGAGGTCCCATGAAGCACGAGAGTTATGGGAGAAGTTTGAATACTTTTCTGGATATGGATTTAATAAGTCACACGCAGTATCTTATTGTGTCTTGTCTTTCCAGTGTGCTTATTTGCTAAATTACTACCCAGAGTGCTGGTTGGCAGCATTTCTAGACAAGGAACCGGACAAGAGAAAAGAAAGGGCGATTAATGTCGCAAAGTCCTATGGTTACAAGATCGAACCACTCAATGTAAATACTTCAGGGGTTCGATGGGAAATCAGTGAAGATGGCAAAACACTAATACAACCGCTATCATCAATCAAGGGACTTGGTTCGACCGCAATTGAGCAAATAATAAAAAATCGACCTTTTCACACGGTGGAGGAGTTTTTGTTCAATGAGGATATAGTATACTCCAAACTAAACAAGAAAGCTATCGATGCTCTTTGTAGGAGTCAGGCACTTAACTGCTTGATGGATTCTAGGTTTTCTGGATTGAAACACTTTTGGTCCGCCATTGCTGTTGACAGACCGAGAAAAGAAAAAAACCTAATTGAAAATATAGAAAATTATCAATTAGAGGGGGATTTCACAGAAGAAGAGAAGTTGCAGTATCTTGTGGATTTGGTGGGTATTTTCCCCATTAGTGCTGTTATGAACGAAGCGCTACAGTCCAAGATTGACGAATTGATGATCCCTCCAATATCCGAGTTTGATCAGGAATTGCAGGTTTGTTGGTTTATACCAAGGGAAGTTCTAATTAAAAAGACAAGGAATGGTAAAACCTTTTACCTCGTTAAAGTTATTGATTCTAATTCTGAAGAGAATAAAATCAAATGTTGGGGTGCCGATCCTGATAGGGACAGGATCTATGTAAATAGACCATATATGGCAAGACTTAATTGGGATCCGCAGTGGGGATTTAGCACAAGATCAGTTCGAAAGACTTTTAAAATGTTAGCATAAGGAGGAAGCATAATGTCTAGATTAACGGGACTTTCTGCCAGAATGATGGTGGATCAATATAAAAGAGTGTTGACTAACATGGGTTACGCCTTTTTTGAAAAAGGCGACTATAACTTAAACATAGTTGGTGTCAGAAATGAATCAGGAGACGCGTCAAAATTTGATGATTTTCTTAAAGTCTTCTACAAAATAGATGGAGATTGGGTTGTTGATGTATATCCCGCAACAACAGAACCGGGACCTAGTATCTTAAGGAGACCGTTAAAGAGCGTGAGACATAAGGGGACAGCAATTTTGAAACCAAACCAGTACAGGTCGGTTTATCAGATAGGAACCCATGGAGGCAAAAGAAAGTATACGGCACTTGTTCAGCGAGGCGGACCAGTAGAGGTTATTCGTGATAACGATAGGGACTCTCAAGCGGATATAGAGGGCAACCCTATTGAGAGGGGGATGTTTGGTATCAACATTCATCGTCACTGGGGTTCCGACGAAAGAGAGTATACGGGTGGTGTTAGTGCTGGATGTCAAGTTTTTCAATCTAGTGTTGACTTTTATGAGTTTATGGACACCTGTAACAAATCGGCCGATGCATGGGGTAACGGATTTACTTATACTTTGCTTGATGAGATCGACGTTAAAAAGCACGGTTTAGAATATGACATTGTATAATAAAAAAAGGAGTAACAATGAGTGAGAAAGTTAAAGTTTACAAAACAAGACCAAGCGCAAAAATGCCCACCAGGGCACACAACACTGACGCGGGAATCGATCTGTACTTCTGTCCTGTGGACGATGCGATTCAGCGCATAACCCCAGGCAGGAGCAGTCTTCTTGAAACGGGGGTGAAAATTCAGGTGCCACCAGGTTGTATGCTTCAAATTATGAATAAGTCTGGTATTGCTACAAAAACACAATTGGTGACGGGCGCCTGCGTCGTCGACGAGGGATACAATGGTGAAATATTTGTGAACCTACAAAACATAGGAAGAGAGACGCAATACATTGAACCGTATCAAAAGATCGCCCAGGCAGTTTTTATTCGTATCGAGAAACCAGATTTTGACTTGATAGAGGAAGATAATATTTACGGTTCTGAAACGTCTAGAGGGTCCGGTGGGTTTGGTTCAACGGGTGTGTAATGGGACTCGAAAGAAAACTAAAGAGAACAAAACAAAAAAAGTTTAAAAAAGATGTAAAAACTTTTATGGGACTTTATGACAAAATACCAAATAAGTGCTTGACTTGCGATGCACCTTATGATAAAAATAATAAAGAACATGTTAAGACTTGGTCTGTCGCCGTCAGGGAGAAGCAAGGGAAGGTTAACCTCTATTGTCCTACCTGCTGGAATAAGGCAAAGAGTCTTTTAGATGAAATTAGGAGAGATTTAAATGATGAAAAGACCGACCAATAGTTTTGATGATGTACTGTTAGTGCCACAGCACAGCGATATCAAATCTAGAACAGAGATAGACATATCAAGAACATTAGGCGCCCAGACATATGAAATCCCGATCATATCCAGTCCTATGGATACTGTAACGGGACTGGATATGGCAAAGACCTTTTCTACCTTGGGTGGCATGTCTGTAACTCATAGATATTGTAGTATGCAAGAGCAATCTAGAATGACACCCGCCACCAGCGCTGCTGCAATTGGTATCAATGGTGACTTTATGGAAAGGATTGATTATCTAAATAAAACTTCGAACGTAAATGTATTTTGTTTAGATGTCGCTCACGGACACCATGTGTTGATGGAAAGGGCGCTTAAGTCTATAAAAGATAAGTATGGGGATGATTTCACGTTAATTGCAGGAAACGTCGCGACCCCCCAGGGTTACGTATCGCTATCAGAGTGGGGCGCTGACGCGGTAAGGATTGGAATAGGTGGAGGATCGATATGTTCCACGAGAGTTCAGACTGGTCATGGTGTTCCAACATTTGAATCGGTGCTTACATGTGGGTACGAGGATGGGGCAACAATTATTGCTGACGGTGGCATCAAGTCTGCTGGTGATATTGTTAAAGCACTCGCCGCCGGCGCAGATTTTGTCATGCTTGGGTCAATGCTGGCAGGCACAGACGAAAGTCCGGGACAGGTTTTTCAAAGTTCTGATGGTGGAAAGTATAAGGTTTATAGGGGTATGGCTAGCGTTGAAGCACAGAGGGACTGGAGAGGAAAGGCAAAATCACTGGAGGGTATTTCTACGACGATACCCTATAAGGGTTCGGTGGTGCCCATTGTAGAAAACCTAATACAGAATATAAAATCTGGTCTGTCTTACACAGGCGCAAGAAACATAACCCAGCTACAATCTAGAGCAGAATTCATACTTCAAACCCATGCAGCGCAGATAGAGAGTAGCACCCACATACTTAATAAAAGATGAGTTACGGAAAGCAACAAAAATCGATTTTCTTCTCAGATACAGATAAGCGTCATGCGGATTTGATACTAAAACTGAGAAGAGATGGGTTAACGCAGTCGCAATTCTTTAGGTCGATGGTTACTGGTTATATAAATAACGATCCGAATGTGGTTTTATTTATAGAAAAGATAAAAGAGGGAATCGGTCGAATCGGCAAAAAGAAGATAAAGAGGACATCGCAAGAGATCAGAGAGGGGACAAGTGTCCTCGATCATCTAGGTTTTTCAGAAGAAGATGTAGACTTTGTCTTCGATTTAATTGAGCGAGGAGAAGACGAAGCATAATGAGTTTTTTGCCAGAATGTGCACAAAAATGTAATAAGTTAAATGTAGAGTGTCCAAACAATTCTTGCAGGATGTGGATAGACTATGGGCAGGATAAAAACTGCTGCTTGATTTCTATAGAAGAGAAGGGCAAAGATGGGTCAGACAAGGGACTCACTTTGCATGAAGTGGCGGATAGATTGAAAATCAATTATCTCAAAGTTAGGCAAATAGAAATCAATGCAATAAGAAAGCTTTCTACCAGGAGAGAACTTAAAAATGCCGTCAAAGGCGAAGGGTAATTTAAATATTCTTTTTATAAAACAGTATTCTATTTATTACTGTTAACAAATTTTTTTTCACAAGGAGAATGACATGTCACAAGAAAAAAAGAAAAAGGCGCTTCTAAACGAACAAACAACTAAAAGATTTTGGAAGTTGGCCGGACTACAACCAATTCACGAGAAGGCATATGTCTTCGAAGAAGAAGATATTGACGAAAATATCGATGAGAATGATGACCTCGACGAAGGCATGCGAGGCAAGAAAGAGGATGACCTCGACGAAGGCATGCGAGGTAAGAAAGAGGATGACCTTGACGAAGGCATGCGAGGTAAGAAAGAGGACGAAGAAGGTCGCGGCCGCAAAAAGGTGGAAGAGGTCGAAGATCTAGAAGAGCGAGGCATGATGATGGCCGATGAGGACGAAGAACCAGAAATGGATGCTGCCCCTGAAGAAGATCAGGAAGTTGAGGTTGATGTTCCGGAAGGCGACGTCGATTCCCTAAGAACTGCTCGCGATATTTTGGACCAGATTCTTTCTGCTGTCGAAGGCGGCGGAGGTGACGAAGATCCAGAGATTGATATGGAAGAAGAACCACCTGCAGATGATGTGGAGGATCTCGAAGAGACTGATACTTTAGGTCTTGATGAGACTGGGTTGGAAGAGATCGCCGAACGTATAGCTACCCGTATCACAAAGCGAATCACCGAAGCAAATAAAAAGTAATTTATCTGCTTTTCACTTTACATTACGATTAAGACCTGATATATTAAAAATATGGAAATGATGATTACATTGTTATGGTTTATGGCAGGAGCAATTTCCTGCCTAATCGTAAAAAATCTTTTACACTTCAATGAACAAAGAAAAATCTTTATTAATATAGTAAGTGCCTATATTCCCTTGATTTGGGACATGAAGAACCAAATTGCTGTATCTATCACCATTAAAGAACAATTTTTGATTGATGCTGGAATGTCTCAGCAGGATATCGAGGCGTCTTTAAAGGACGACAGAGAGTTGTTAGAAAATTGGGAGATGTTGGCAACAACTATATTGATCGGTTCGGTACCTAAAAAATTTCACAAATATTTAAAATCATGAGAAAGGAAAAGAAATATGAAAGTTACCGCCTGGAGACAGGAAAGAAATGAAGATAAAACCGTAGTGTGTAGAATTCAGTTAAGATATAGTGACGGCAGAAAGATGCGCACTCTGCTTAGATCTTTGCAGGATTGGGAAAAATGTGGAGAAGGATTTTCTCCTACTAGCAAAGAAAATATAATGATTCTACAAAAGCAGTTTGAAAGCGATGTTTTTTGGAAGAGATTTTTAAGAAAATTTCCATGTAGAATCGTAGAAAAAACACCAAACAACAAGGAAAGAACATATAATGCTAAAAAAGTCGTCTGACAAAAAAAAGAAGAAGAAGCAAAAAAAAGAAGAAGTTACGATAGATTCCAAACAACCGATATATATTATTAATAACATCGCTAGTCGTGCGGATGATAAAGATGAAATAAGAACTATTAATTGTTATGGCGATATTGGAGAGAGGATGGCGTCAGAAATTATCCACGCTATGCTTTACTTTAACCACACCAGGGAAGAGATTGTCGAAAAGGAAGACGGCAGCGCCGAGCAGAACATTAGACCATTTAAGATGTATATTTCGACTCATGGCGGCGTGGTCTCCGATATGTTTTCAATACTTGATGTAATGGATATGGTAAAGAGGGACTGTGAAATTGAAACAATCGGAATTGGAAAGGTAATGTCTGCCGGTGTTTTGTTGCTTGCAAGCGGCACCAAGGGTAGTAGAAAGATCGGTAAAAATTGCAGGGTTATGTTACATAGCGTAATCAGTGGGCATCACGGTTCCTTCCCCAATATTGAAAATGAAATGAAGGAAACTAAGGAGTTACAGGACATGTATTTTGACTATCTTTGTTCCTGTACCAAACTAACAAGAACCAAGATTAAAAAACTACTTTTAAACAACGTTGATGCCTATTTATCTGCAGAGGATGCAATTAAGTATGGCATTGCAGATGAATATCTATGAACACCGCCCAATCTCTTGATAACATCATTGACATGATGGGTTCAGTAAGGACACCAGAAGAAATCAATGAGATGACTTCAGTTGTCAGGAGATCGATTTTGTTGTATTACGTGCAACCGAAGCACTTATCCAAAACAAGATTAAGAAAAATATACGATTATCTAAAAAAAAACCTAGACAAAAGCGTCAAGAAAGCAAGTGACCGACAGATTTCTAACTATCTTAAGGGCAGAATATATGCAAAACAGATAGCGAAGGAAAACGACAGTTTGGAATTTGAATTTTACGTAACAAAGAACAAGTACGATGGCATTGATGTGGTGAGAATGGTTAACACTAAAGGTATCACCAATCCAAAATTTCTAAAGTCGGGAAGCGCATACAAAATTGATGAAGAGATCATATCGCTTTCTGGCAAAACCCCAGGCGATTCAGTGCGTATGTTTAAAACTAGTCGTCGGTTCGACCAGATAGAGGACGAATTTTTACAACAGTTTCAGGAGGCGTTACAAAAAGTTGGACTGGGAACCAGAACTAGGACTGTTATTGTTGGCGGCAAGGTCTTTTACAACGTTGCCAATATCATCAAAAAACCTGGTCGTGCAAACGATCCAGGTGCCGACTTTGTTTTCGTCGATGTGGATGGTAAGGTTGTTCCTGAATCGGGTATTTCACACAAGGGGCAAGTATTTAGGTCATATGGAGGCATAAGAAATCTATCATCTCAGATTAAACTGCTTGAATTGAAGTCCTTTATAGAGGATGTGAAAGAGGAGTGGAAGAAGGTGATCCGTTCTGGTCGCACACCAAGCGAGGTTGGATTTATAAGGCATCTGCCCGACGATGTCATTAGTAAGATTTTATACAAGGGGGACATAAAGTTTGTAGTTATAGGAAATTTAAAATTTGACTACGACGGAAAAAAAGAAGCAGTAATTATTTCAGGTCCCGGACTGCACCAGGAACCTAGTATTCCAGACAAGGAGTATAGACCGGTCCTGAAAAGTATATATGGCACAGGTGGCACAAAGTTTCAGTATGGACTCGCAGCAGATCTCTATTTCAACCTTTCTGAGATGGGTGATATGAACCTTGTGTCTGCATCTATGGAGGAAAAGATACTTTCTATGAAGATGGAACCGGTTAAAGATAATATAAGCGAGATACCGGAGGTTGCTGACGTCGTCATCGCAGCAAAATTACCAATCAGGTTGGAGTGCGTGCCTAGCAACAAGGCAAGAAGCAAGCGCTTGAAAAAAATATAAAAATTCAATTGACAAACAACATATACTTGTTTATAATATAATCATCATCACAAAGCGAGGTAAAATGAAACAATATTCTAATGGTGAAGAACTGCATCACCTGATGCTGCAGGGGGTTAATAAACTTGCAGACAACGTAGCGTCAACCTATGGACCTAAAGGCAGGAACGTCATTTTAAAAGGTTTGGATAAGCGACCAATAATTACGAAAGATGGTGTAACCGTCGCAAGGTTTGTCACTCTAGACGATCCATTCGAGAACGCTGCTGTGGAGATAGTTAAGCAGGCATCCGAAAAGACAAACTCCGATGCTGGTGATGGCACCACCACGTCAACCATCTTGGCACGTTCTATTTTCTCCAAATCAGTAGAACTAATTGAGCGCGGAATCGACCCGGTGGAAGTAAAGAGGGGGTTGGATAAGGTTTGCGAACTGGTTTGTGCTGAAATATCTAACTCTTCCAGACCAGTTTCCAGTCTTGAGGATATTGCCTTCGTGGCAAAAATTTCAGCAAACAATGACCCTATAATTGGCGACCTGGTTGCGACTGCGGTGGATAAGGTTGGAAAGATGGGGTCGGTGACAATCCAGGATGGACGATCGATGGAGACAACCCTTGATTTGGTAGAAGGTTTTAGGATTCAGTCAGGGTACGCATCAAATTATTTTGTTACAGATGAGAGAAGAAATGTTTGCAAGTATGAAAATCCTTTAATTTTCTTATGTGACGCACAGGTGGAATCAGTGCAGACCATACTCCCTGTTCTAGAGGTCGCTGCCCGAGAGCAGAAACCCATAATTTTGGTTTGTGATGATATAGAGGGGCAAGCACTTTCTGCCCTCATTATGAATGCTGTTAGGGGGTCAATGAAGGTCGCCGCAATAAAATCTCCAAAGTATGGAGAAGAACGAAGATCGATTATGGAAGACCTCGCCATTGCAACCGGTGCAAAGTATTTTAAAACTATGTTAGGTGATGATCTGAAGCAGATTGACATTAACGATCTTGGCGTTTGCAAGACAGTAGAGATATCCAAATATGGAACAATCTTTGTTGGCGGCGGTGGCGACCCAGACAATATGCTTCAGAGGATTGAGGACTTGAACCAGCAAGTAAAAGAGGCAGAATCTTTAGTAGATGCGCAACAAATTCAAGAAAGGGTGTCGAGGTTGTCTAGCGGGGTTGCTATAATTAATGTTGGTGCACCAACCGAAATAGAAATGATTGAAAAAAAGCATCGAATTGAAGATGCCCTAGAGGCAGTCCGTTCAGCGCAGCAGCAAGGCATAGTTCCTGGCGGTGGGTTAACGCTTTATAGAATTTCAAAGCAGGTGCCAACCATCATAGAAGATCTTGACTTAACTGAACATCAGCAATATGCAGCAGGAATATTCTCAGATGTGCTTCAGTCGCCGTTAAGGCAGATGTCCGCCAACGCTGGATTTGACTATGAGGAAATTGATTGTGACCTCGCAAACGAGGAAGAGGCGGTAGGGTTTGATTTTCTTAGCGGAAAGAAGGTTGACATGTATGAGTCGGGGGTTATTGACCCTGCAAAAGTAACAATACAGGCACTTCGAAATGCGGTTTCTGCATCCGGAACCTTACTGACTACTAATTACGCTATTATTGAGCAATAGCAAGATTAATGAACTAGTTAGTCTGTAATCGAGGAGGTTTCATCATGTCTGATTCAGAATTGTCGAAGGATTTAGTTATAGAGTTGTCAAGAAAGATAGATAAGTTATGTATTACCATTGAAACGGTAAAGGAACGCCAGGATGAGATGCTCGAAAATGTTGCTAAAATAAAAGAGGCAGTGTATAATCCAGACGAGGGGTTGTATGCTAGGATCAGGGCCCTGGAAGCATGGAAAGACTCCTCATCTAAAATAATATGGACGCTCTTTACGGCAGTTATTGGTCTTGGTAGCGCATTGGTTATAAAACTTTTTTAAAAAGGGAAAAAAATGAGAGTTAAAGTTTCACACACGGTTGAGTTTGAGAACATTCCAAACGTAATTCGGGGACTCATTCAAAAGTCGCAAGACACTCTTAATGAATTAAATGAGATCAGTGAATTTATTTTATCTGGCGATCTTGGTCCAACATGTCACAATAAATTGTTAAAGGCAATTGATTTAGTGGCATTGTTGGATGAAATTTATGAAGATTCGGAGGGAATCACAAAGGCGTATTTGCTAAACTCTGCTGCCGCAATGAATGTCGAACAACCCTCCCTGCAAGACACCAAAGAAAGGAAACAGAGCGATGATTAAAATTAAAGAGGTTACTATGGAATCTATTTACGATGGCGCACAGGTTCGAGATAGATATGTTACGGCACCACTGTACTTAAATGAAAAGACGATTGTATCGATCAGACCACTGGATTCTTGGCAGACTATTAAGGAGGTCAACAACACCCCAGTCAATCCAGGTGCCCTTACGGAGATAGTGTATTCTGTTGGTTCGAATTCCAAAAGGGTTATTGTGCTTGGAGAGTTTACGAAACTAGTCGAATTGATAAATCGGGGTGAAAACAATTCGAAAAGAGAGTTGTTGAATGGATAACAGGAATTATGAAAATAGATACATAGTTATTGGCAGATCAAGTTGCCCCTACTGTAAATTGGCAGTAGATTTCCTAGAAGACATGGTCTTTCAGCACGAGTTTTTGGACTATGTCGACTCAACAGATATTCTGGAGGATTATAAGACTTTTTACAAACAAGACACGGTGCCCATAATACTGTCTAACAATATCAAAACAGGACTTACAAGAAAGATAGGTGGATATTCTGACCTAATGGAGTATATGAAATGATTAAGTGCGATTTACGACCCGTGGGTGAGTATGGAAGCATCGTAACAGGGAACAAAAAGAAAAAATTTGGCAAATATCACGGCAGTATGTTTTGGGATGTGCCCAATTTTGGCAGCAAAAAGTGGGTTGTAGGAGTTAGGATTGATATAGGAGAGTATATTGATCTTGATATGGAAGATGAGGAGGTGGTAATGCAATGTGTTGACTACATTAACTCGCCCCCACCAAGGAAAAAGTTTGAAAAAAGAAAAAGAAAACCAAAGTTTGGGCAATTTGAGGTGCATAGTGCTAAAGTCCATAGAACAACATCGGGCAATTATATTTCTGCCCTTTTGATTACTGAAAACAGAAATAGTAAGCATTTTTGGGGCAAGGGAATTGTCATCTAATATAAAATTTACCGCCGATGCGCTTGCCGAATTTAAAAAAAAAGCAACACAATATAAAAAAATAAGTGACCACCTTTGTAGGATGGTTATATACGAACAAATTTCTTATGAAGAACCTGTGCTGGTAGAGATATCGAGGATAGGAATCAATTCCTATATATTTGAAGAGTATTTGGACAAAATCATGGGGTTTGTAATTTCAGGTCCTGATGAGTTGATGGAACTTAATGATGCCGAATTGGAAAACATATATAAGTGCATCAAAGCATTGTCCGACTCTAAGTTAAAATTATTAGAGTCATCTATAAGCGTGGAATTGCATTAATGAAATACTTGTTTTTTGGGGTCTCTCTTTATTTGTTGGGGCAGACCTTGGGATGGTTTCAATTAAACGCCCAAAATCTATCGAAGTGGTGGAGCACTCGCCCACTGGCCTCTGCGATTGTTTTTGGTATTCCTTGCTCTATGTTGTTTTGGTATGCTTGGAAAATCATCACTGAACATACTGGTTCGGCATGGACAGCAAGATTTATAGGATCCAGCGCTGGATTGATGGTCTTTCCGGTGTTGACTTGGTACTTGTTGGGCGAATCAATGTTCACGTGGAAAACGATGATTTGTTTTTCTCTCGCACTTTTAATACTTTTTATTCAAATTTACTATTGACATTTTGGGTATATGTGTTTATAGTATAGATCATGGGACAAACGCTTTTTGAGGAATGTCCCATTTAAATGTAACTTGCTTAATAAGGAGGATAATAACATGAATACAATAGCATTACATAGACCAGGACTTCTAGGTCACAAATATTTAAGTGAAGTTTTCGACAATCTGTTTGGCGATCAGCACTTCATGGATGGCGCAATCACCGCCACAACAAAGGGTTACCCTGTTGCTGATGTTTACAGGGATGATGATGGTTCCACGGTTTTGGAATTTGCCCTTGCGGGTTTTAAACGAGAGGAATTGAAGGTAGACGTTAAACCGGGAGAGAAAACCATCACCATTACAGGCACTGCAGAAGAGGATAATGACAAGAGATCTCGCATCGCAAGAAGAAACTTTAGTCGCACTTATATCAATTATGATAACAATCTTGACCTTGCCAAAGCGGATGCATCTTTTGAAAATGGATTGCTTTCTGTGAGGGTGCCCCAAAGACCCGATGCGCAACCATTGTCAATTAACATTCAATAATTGATCTTCATTTAACTTTGAGGAAACTAATTAGTTAAGACTTGAAAAGGTATTAATATGGACAATTCTGAGATACAAAGATATTTTGACTCTTTAGTTTCCGAAAAGGAAGATCGATCAAGACAGCACGGTGTATATCAATTTTATTTGATGTTGGGATACAGCGCTGAACAAAGAGGTCAATCCGGATGGCGAGGGTTGGAGGACATTGTCGCTGATATAAGAGCAATTCCTAGCGTAACCGTGGTGACAATTATGGTAAAAAACCAAAGGATTTCGGAAAAAGACTATGTGGCAGGACTAAAAATAAAATTTATACCAAGTCTTCCAGGCATTCTTCGCACACCCGAAGACGCCAAATTAAAAATAATGAGATTAATAAAGAGAGTAAAGGGTGTTAGAAGGATATTTAAGGTTTCACAGGGTTTTGAAAAGAGTACAGTATGAACAAGGACCTCGCCTGGAAGTTTATCAGAGAGTATGTACCAGATCCAATATCGATAATTTTAAATAGTTATTCTTCATGCGAAGACTTTAATCAAACCAGTATCAACATAAAATTAACTGTTAACGACAAACCTGTTGAGATCGAGGGTGTTGGCGTTGGGTTGGTCGACGCCGGATTTAACGCTTTCGTTGGGTTTTTTGCAAGAGAGTATGCTTCGCTTTCAACCATCAGGTTAAGTGACGTCTTTTTTCAGATAGATACTAACCATGGTCGATCTCTAACGTTAAAATCGAAAACAGTGATGAAGTTGGAGTTTGAAAATGCTAGTAAAAACAAGACTCTCTTTGAGAGTAAGACAAGTTCGATAGGGTTGACTGCAATAAACGTTTTGAGTAAGGCGATGCAATTTTATATTAATTGTGAAATTCTGTTTAAGCGGGTGAAATATTTGCTGAAGGACGCAAAGTCTAGAAATAGATCAGATATTGCATCTAGGTATGAATATGTCTTGACAAAAGTGGTAGAAGTAACTAACTATAAAGATGTATAATAATTTTTTTCAAAACGCATCGCTACACTTTTGGGCACTCGTGTTAACCTGCGCAGTGTTTTATGTTAAGCATGTATATATTGACCCTGCATCAGAAAATCAATCAAAAGAAAATGTCATTGAGGAATGTGTAAAGAAGCGACCTAATTAAAGTGTGGTATATGAATTTAATGACAGCAAGGTGCCAAGGGTCGGTGATCTAGTTTGTCATTACATATATCCAAAAACCGAATGGTTGGCGATAATATTAGAAACAACGGACTTAACCGAAAACTATAAAAAAGGAAAATCATTTGTGAGAATGATTCCAGGGATAACAGAGGAGTATTTCTTTCCTCACAAGAATAGGTCTGGTTGGGTTTACACAAAATGGTTATGGGTTTTGAGTAGATCGTGAAATATTATTTGACTTTACAATCACAATATAGTAGAATCAAAAAAAACAAAGAAAGGCACTAAATATGAATCTTGGGTATGCTTGTATAAACATGGATCTGTCGACCCGCCCGAAGTCACAAAGAGTAACCACTAATCGGTCAATGATCAAGAGAACGTTCCAACAACGTGGAATCGAATATGCATCTGAATTGGCATTGCAAAATTGCCGTGACCTTTTAACTATTTTTAGATGGAACGAACGAAATAATATTAAATTTTATCGCATGTCTTCGGATCTGTTTCCTTGGTCTTCGGAATACAATTTGAGCGACTTACCAGATTATGAAGACATCTGTTACTATCTTAACGAGGCAGGATTGTTTGCAGAATTGAATGATCATCGTATTACAACGCACCCAGGACCATTCAATGTACTGGGGTCTCCCAACGAAAACACGGTACGTAAGACAATTAAAGAGTTGGAAAATCATTCGGAAGTTTTTGACCTGATGGGATTGCCCCAAACGCCATACGCTAAGATTAACATTCATGTTGGTGGTACATATGGAGGGGACTTTGCCGGCACTGCTGATAGGTGGTGTCGTAATTTTTTGAAGTTATCTACAAATTGTCAAAACAGGATCACGCTTGAGAACGATGATAAAGCAAGCATGTGGTCGGTTAAACACCTGTATGAATATATTTACAAAGTGGTGCGAGTACCGATTGTTTTTGATTATCATCATTATAAGTTTTGTACCGGTGGGCAAACAGAGGAAGAGGCATTAAAGATGGCGGCATCAACATGGGGAGATATAAAACCAGTTGTTCATCTATCAGAATCACGCCGCGAGGAGTACAGGGACCCCAAAATTAGACACCAGGCTCATTCTGATTTTATTTGCAATCCTGTAGAAAATTATGGTGTTGAGTATGATATGATGTTGGAGTGCAAGATGAAGGAGACCGCACTTCTGAAGTACAGGAAGATATTGCAAAAACTTAAGGAGTCCACGACTTGAAATCATTAAAGTACTATATCGCAGTATTGTCTGCGCTATTTGTGTCAACGCCGGTGTTATCACAGGCAATACACTCTGTCGAATGGGAAGGTGGAGTAAACATAAGGGTTGTTAAAGAGTGGTCTGATTCCCTCAACAAAGTTAGTGATGTTGGTTCGGTAACTTACATAAGAAAGAAATCGGGAGGCAAAGATAGTTTACATAGAGTGGGGCATAGAGATGTTATAATTTGGGTGCCAGGAACAACAGACTTGTCTAAGGCATTTACAGTGGTTATCTGGTTTCATGGTCACTATGGTTACGTGCCCCATAGAACGTTTGAAAATAGAACGTTAAAACAGTTTGTTCCCCTCGCTGCTGACAAAAATTTTGTTGTAATTATACCAGAGATGCCATGGTCTGTACACACAAAGACTCCAGTGAAAAGAAACAGCAAGTTGTGGATGAAACCAGGTCAATTTATTAGTTTTGTAAAACAGGTCGAGTTGGAATTAATTCAACATTGGATGATGCAGACTAAAACTGTTCCGATTTCGGATCTTAGAATAGGAAAAATAGATTATCGCATAGTTGGTCATTCCGCCGGAGGCAGCACCATAAAGCGTCTTGCTATGACAGGCGACTTGTGCAAACTGGAACCCTCAAAGATTGTCTGGTCCGATTCTTCTTATGGCGAGTGGTTGGATCATGCTTGGGGTGGGTGCCTCAAGAATACTAAGATACCTGTTGAGGTTTTCGTGGTGAGGGGGGACTCCCCCTGGAGGAACGCAAAGAGGTTTATGGCAAAATTTAAGACCCCTCCATCGAATGTGCATGTGCATGTAATGAAGCGCCCACGGTGGTCCCATAAACTAATAGGCAATAATATAGTTAATCTGTCGGGATTGTTGGATTGATTTATAAATATAACGTAAAGGTGGGCGATGTAGTAGTGACTAATATTGGTAGTGGACTGCTGATTGGAGAAACTAGACAAAAGTGGTTCTATGTGATGAACAATAGAAAAAGCAGCATGTCTAAAGATGAATTTTGGAATCTTGTCGATTTGGGACAGATGAAGATTCAATACGCAGAAGATAAAAAATACAGGAGATTAAAGAAGTCGGGTCGTATATTAAACTTGACGGATGTAAAGGTCAACGACTGGGAGAGATCATTGGAAGAGTTTGTAAAGTTTGTTAGATTGCCGTTTCAGATTGCAGTAAGCGACGAAGATTTACAAAATCTAAAATATGATTTTTTGCTTGAAAAAATTAGAGATTTAAATTATGATTTTTCCATTGATGGAAAATATCGAGAAACTATATTTATAAAAGTTACAAAGTAACGTAATAAAATCTTAACCAGATAACATATAAAAAAAGGAGAATAACATGGGTAAGAGAACAATCGCAAAGGTCGGAAGGGAAGTTAGGGTTCATTACAAGGGTACGTTTGCCGACGGTACTGTTTTTGACAATTCGTACGACAGGGGCGAAACAATCGGGTTTACGGTCGGTGGTGGCGACATGATTCCTGGATTCGACAATGCAGTCAAAGGCATGAGGGTCGGAGAGACAAAGACAGTCATGCTCACGTCAACAGACGCCTATGGACCAAGAAATCCAGATGGGGTCCAGCAGGTGAATAAGGAATATTTTCCTGATGATTTTGATTTTGCACCCGGACAGACCGTTGAAGGTCAGGTTGGCACTCAACCAGTTCGAGGAATTATTAATGAAGTCGACGATGATACGGTCACTATTGACTTTAATCACCCGTTGGCAGGTAGGGATCTAAATTTTCAAATTGAGTTGGTTGAGGTAAGTTAACCTAACATAAAATGTTTTTTGTTCACTATCTATTGTGTGAGCGAAGAAGACTTAAAAAAGGGTGATTACGTTTATATCACCGACTTTCCACACGGCCGCCCAATCAATGCAGCAGGTAAAATTGTTGCTGCGTTGGGCGGCGATTTTTATAATGTTTTGATGGATGTGGGACTCAATGAAGGTAAGATTATAAAATTTAAGTATTGGAGTTTAATTAAGTGCAAGAAGAAAGTGTAGAAACCAGAAAGGGCAATGGTTATTATTGGACCATTATATCTGGCGGAAGTTACACTGAGTATCGTGTTGAAGGATTCACCATAGATAATCTGGACACTAAAAGTTTTGAAGATGCGGGTAATGATTTCGAGAGAATTTTTATAGAAATCAGAGAGGGACTGAAAAGTCTTGAGTCTTATTGTTTAGATGACGATGCCAACCGACTTCAATTGTGCCACAGTCTTGCACGCCGCCTATCGGTAAAGTTTAAGAAGAAATGAAACTAAGAAAGAAAGATCTTTACAGGGGTAAATTGGTTAAGTTGAATCCTAAGAATTATTTTGATTTTATTGACACAGATCAGTTGGGTGTTGTGATGGGTTGGCAAGGCAAAGAGATCGATATTGCGTTTTGCAATGGTACGAGAGATTGCGTGTGGTTATGGAATTTAATTGATCCATATAAATAATTTACTTGACTTGAGTGGAATGGTATGTTAGCATTAATCATACAAATAAGGAAGCAAGGAAAACAATGACAAACTTCACAAAGGGCGAAGTGGTTGTGTTTACGGATCACTATGATCTTTTTGACATTGATATGAAGGACAAAGAGGGTATGTTTTACAAAATGACAATGAAAAATAAATGCCTAGTATTAGATCCTATCTCTGAGGAGTGGGCAGAACCTTGCATTTCAATTTTAAAGCAAAAAAAACCTGGACATGTCCCAAAAAAATATGCTAAACTTTGTGCTAGGATTAAGACAATGGTAATTACATATTGAAATACGGACAATTTAAATTATTGAGTGTCGATACGGTTGTGTTGTTGGCACCGTTGGTAGCAGCATCTGTTTTAACCATCGGTTTATTTGCTACACAAACAGCATTTAAGCAGGCAAAGGATTACTTATGTTCAAAAAAATAGTTTTTTCATTTTTTTTAATTATGATGACGGGATGCTTTGTCATTATTGATGATGATTGTGATTTTCGCCATCCAAGATATTCGCACGTTGAGCAAGATTGTTACTATGACGATGAGGTCGTTAGTGTGTGTGATAGGTATGGGTATTGTTGGCGAGAATCAAGAACAGAGTATGTCTGCGAAGACGTCTATGTTTGCCACTATTAGTGGGATTGGTGGAGGTAGTTTCTTGTGACTCAAGTTATTAAAAAAATCTCTTTTCTATACAAAGATGAAAGGGTAATAGTACCCTCCGCTAATAACGGGACCTTTAGAGTTCCTGTTAGTGAGGTTGTTAATGGCAGGGTTAAAACTAGTTATAAAAATTTAACTGCTAGAGAAATCATCGAACATGACGTAATAAAAGAGTGCGATCCCGTATTGACTTTAAAGTCGGGAGAAAAGATCAGGGTTTTTGACGGCGGTGATTCGAGTTATTTGCCTGCCATGTCGGATGGCATTATAACAAAGCACGATAGTGAACAAATCGACTCTGCAAAAAGCAAAGATGTAAAGAACATAAAGAACAAGAATTTACACAAATCATCCTCACCAAAGAAGCGCAGAACCACCGCAAAGATGACTATTAAAAATAATAAGGTGATAATTCCACCACTTAAGTATGGTGGAGATCCAAGTGATACTATTGATGATGATTTTGACTATCCCTGGGACGACGACTACTACGATTGATTATGATCAGACAAGAATTTGATATAGGTGATCTTGTTGAATTGGTGACACCATACAGCACGGAAGATTCCAGGAATGGATCTATTGGATTGATCACAAAGAGTAAAAAAATCACAGAACAACCAGCAGGCGAATATCGTTGGCACAGGGACGAGTATCATTGTTTGGTCAGCATGCCTGGCGGATCTTCAGAGTGGGTTCGTGCCAAATTCTTAAAAATGATTTCACGTGCAAAAAAATAGTTGATTAATTTAACAACATAATATATATTGATTTTAGATTTTTAAAAGGAGAAAAAATGTTAGATATTTTGGTACAAATTGTCGTTTTATCGGCAGCAATCTTTATTGGTAGCGCTGCTTTTCATTGGTGGCGAACCAATAAGTGAATCGACGGGTCGCTGGCGCAATGGTAGCGCATCGGACTTTTAATCCGCTGGTTCCGAGTTCGAGTCTCGGGCGACCCACTCTGCCCCGGTAGCTCAGATGGATAGAGCAACAGACTTCTAATCTGTGGGTCATAGGTTCGAATCCTATCCGGGGTGCTTTTTGGAGTTAGAATGATTGGGTATATTGTTATTGTTTATATTGCTCTATATCTAATTGGCAATGTATTATACGGAGAATTAGATTGACAAAACTAAAAACACCACTTCGTTATCCGGGTGGCAAATCAAGAGCGATTAATAAATTAAAGGTCAACGTCCCCGCAGGCATCAAGGAATTTAGAGAACCATTCTTGGGTGGTGGATCTATGGCACTGCACATTACCCAGGAGCGCAAAGATGCAGAAGTGTGGGTTAATGATGCCTACTATAATTTATATAATTTTTGGGTTCAATTGCGTGATCGTGGACAGGACTTGCAGGATGAGTTGACAAGAATCAAAACACCGATTGAGTATATCTCTAAACCATTACGTAAGAAGAAAGTAGAAAAATCTAAATGGGATAAATCAATCATAGAAAATATTGAAATCCATAGAGAGTTATTCAATAAGGCGAAGCAGGATATTGATACAGTTGACAATTTTACTAAAGCGGTGTACTTTTTTATCTTAAATAAGTGTAGTTTTTCTGGGTTAGGCGAGAGCAGTTCCTTCTCGGAGCAGGCATCAGAACAAAACTTCAGCATGAATGGTATCAGTAAACTTTCGGACTATTCAAAGATTATACAAAACTGGAAGATCACTAATCTAGACTATGAACAGGTTATGAACGCCCCAGGTACTCGTTGTTTTGTGTTTTTGGATCCTCCCTATGATATAAGGGATGATCTTTACGGTAAAAATGGAAATATGCATTCGGGTTTTGACCACATGAGATTTTATGAGGATGTGGTAAGGTGCCCTCACGCATGGATGATAACTTACAATTCAAATGAAGTTTTAAAAAAACGCTTTTCGGATTATAATTTTAATGATTGGGACTTGACATATACAATGCGATCCAGTAAGGTATATACAGAAGCGCAAAAAGATCGCAAAGAATTGTTAATAACAAACTATGAGAGGATTAATAGGGATGATTGATCTTAAGAGAGAGGTAAATTGGTCAAAAGTTTTTGGTGTTATTAATTCGGTCAATACCATGAAAAGAAATCAGACATTACCACTGCGTACAGAGATTGTTGAAATGGCAATTGACAGGTATAGTGGCGGCAAACTAAAGTATGTTGGCGACACAGCAGATGGTATGGATTTTGAAGGTACAGACGGTCTTCGATATGAGTGCAAGATGCAAAATAGTATCTTCCAACCCAGGACACCGCACACTGCTAAGGTTATACTGAAAAACCACAGAGGTCGCGACCTTGGTCACCCTCCGAAGACTTTTGATAAAATGATCTTCATTGATACCGGTAAAAGAAAAGTCGGCGTCGTTGACTTCGAGGATTTAACCATGTTCAAAAACGATGCCAACGTAACATGCAGGGTGGAAAATCAGGAAAACATAAACGTGGTTGCAGACAACGTGAAACCAGATAAGGTTTATGATAATGTAAACATGGAAAAAGTTATTTTTGAAGCAATTCAAAAAAATCTAAAATAATTCTTGACAATAGATTTAAAAAAACATACAATATTAATACAACAAACTAGAAAAGGACATAGAATATGTCAGTACATTCTAATGTGCAGAAGATTGTCAAACTCATTACTTCAGAAATTAGAACACTGGAGGATAAAAAAGAGAAGTGGGCATCGTTTAAGAGAAAAAACGCAGAAAAAATTAAGAAACTGCTATTGCTTGAACATACAGACTTTGAAAATCCAGGTGAATTGTTTGGATTTGATATTGATGAAGATAGGCAATTAATCCTTATTAATTATACAGGACAAGCACACAATGTGCTGCATGAAGTAGATCGTGGTTGGTCACAACCACTTCGTGATATGCGAGGTATGATCTATGACTTTGGTGTGGAGGAACCGGTTCTCGTTAGTCGTGGTTTTGAAAAATTCTTTAATTATAACGAGTTACCAGAAAACTCTTATGCAGAATTGACCAGGAAATATGGCGACAACAAATATACTGTCAGAGAAAAGGCAGATGGGCATATGATTGAGTATTTTGTCCATAACGGTGAACTGTGTTCCTCCACACGAGGCAAATTTGGAACGGTAAGTGCGGAAATCGCCAGCGATATGTTGACTCTTTCGGACTTTCAGCAGGTAGAAAAGACAGTAGGAAAAAGTTTAATGACGATTGTAGTGGAATTGGTCCACCCCTACACGAAAGTCTTTGTTGATTATGACAATGCCGAAGCGCTCTATCTGTTGAATGCGTATGACTCCGATGGAGAGAACCTCAATCTCTCAGAGTTGGAACATATTTGTAGTGCTATGCCGCATCTTTTTATTTCGCCCGAGAATCGTGAGATGACATTGAATGAGATGATTGAGGAAGTGTCAAGTCGATCGGTGTCAAATCACGAGGGTTGGGTGGCTAACTTTAACGGCGAGCAAATTAAGTTTAAATACATAAACTACATCGGTGAAATGGTGAAAAGTAAACTTAGTTATAAGTATATAATGAATTGCATGATCAAGGGAAGACTTGACAAAATGATGATGATGTTACCGGAAGAAGTGAGAGATCACGCATATGGCATGGTCGAACAGGTAAAGTCAGCAACCAATTCGGATTACAAGAGTCTCTACCAGTTGTACAATGACAACGAGGGTGGACAAAATTATTACAGGACGGTTTGCAGGAATTACTGGAGAAATGTTCAGCAAAAACAACAAAATACAACAATTAGTGCTGTCGCCTGATTGGTGGTGCTTCAATGAATTGGGAACACTTATTGTTATTAGTTTGCTTTACCTATTCAATATCTAGGATAGTTAAGTTTCTTACTAAAGCAAATGAGATCTCTCTCGAAAGAGAGAGGTTAGAAAAAGAACACAAAGAAAGGCAAAGAAGGGTTGACGCTTTGTATGGCAGATCAGCGGATAAAAAATAGAATCGAAAATTATCTAACTGATGTTATCGAGGCACGAAGACCGGAATTTAGTAATATGCCGGTCTGCCCCTTTGCTAAAAGTGAAAGGTTGTCAGGTCGTCTGCTGATTGGGGTTTTTGACCCCGGCGCTGTTGACTTTGAAGATTTGGTTTTAGATATGGAAAGGCGGGGTTATGATTCGGGACTTTTTGCAGTTTATCAGGGAGACATACCGGTAGAAATCTCAGCAGCAGATACGAAAAAAATGCAAACATTTTTGAACAAAACACTTAGAATTGCAGGAATGAAAAGATATAAAACTATATGCTTTAACCCAAATGATGACGCTTCTGTTGGTGGTTTTAACCCTCGTTCCCTTTCGCCACATTTTTTAGTGAATGTAGCAAAGAGAGAAGTTTTACAATCAGCGAGAAACTCCTTGATAAAAACAAAATACTATGATAACTTGTCTCAAAAATATAGAGAATTTTTAAAAATGGACCTGTAGCTCAGGGGTTAGAGCAGTCGGCTCATAACCGATCGGTCCACGGTTCAAATCCGTGCGGGTCCACTATTAAATATCGGGATGTGGCGCAGTCTGGTAGCGCATCTGGTTTGGGACCAGAGGGTCGCAGGTTCAAATCCTGCTATCCCGATATTTGCCCCCTCCTCGGCTGGCTGGTAGTCAGGAGGCGTCTTATAAGCGTCTTTGAGCAAGGTTCAATTCCTTGGGGGAGGACTAAGTTTTGAGGAGTAAATCATTGAGGATGAATAGACTAATAATGCAAAATCTTTCTATCACACAAGATAGGATTGATTTAGATATGCTTGTGAATAATGTTTTTCACGATATTAAACATTTTGATACTAATGTAGAATTGAAACATATTTACTCTGCAATTAAGTCACTGCACCATGAACAAGATTTATTTATTTTCAGCAATGGTACAGTATCAGGAACTAGAAAGGGACTCGTCAAATACAATTGAGAATAGGGGTGGGAAGATGCTGTCTAAAAAGTGGTGTTACTATTCTAGTCCTGAGTCTAATCAGTACAGCATTTTGCATGTAAGTCGTCCAATAACAAAAAAACAAGCAATATTTTTAATTAAAAAAAAGTTGAAAGTTTCAAAAATTTATTATATTGTAGATTGCAATTAAGTTTTCGGAGTAAAAAAGATATGAAAAAACGAATTAGAAATTGCATGCAACAAGTATTAAAAGCAACAGAGGTGGGTCTTCTCAATTCATCTCGCTCTGCGACTTATACTTCATTTTTAAAAAGCATTCTTTCGTACATTGACTTCCGGAATCTAACCCCGGCGCAAGTAGCATATTTTGAAAAAATAGAGAAGTCGTGCGAACCAGAGACGCTCGCCGAACACACCTCGTGGGTAAATAAATACGACACTAAATTAAGAGAGGTGGCAATAATTTGTGCTGAGTATTATGCACACAATAGTGATTATTACCAATACATAAGTCAGAAAGTGTTGAGTGATCGTGAGGGGCACGTGTTGACGAAAGTGGAGTTCAACAAGATGTGCGCTAACAAGTATGCATACTCTGTTATTGAATCCTGGACATCAAAACCCAAGTATCACACAGGACAGTTGATTCAGGTTAGAAAAAGCAACAGACTAGATATGTATAAAGACAGGTGGGGCAACCGCATTTCAAAGCAATACAAAACACACAAGAGGGCAATGGAGGGAGAGGATGTTACTGCCGTTGTTATCGAATCCAACGCTGCACCAGTATACCGTGCAGTGAAGGGCGGAAAGGTTTATAAGATTCTGCCCTTTGGGGAGGTTGAACCGGTGTTTGCATGCGAAAAAGACATAAAGAATTGTAGAAAATAAAAATGGAGGATTAACTATGCTAATTGGAGTAGGTTTTTGGGAAGCACTAATAAGAGGATTGAAGTTTTCCGAAAAGAAAAAGGAGAAAAGTAATGATTAAAAAGCAAATTGCAATTGCATCGGCGGTAGGACTACTGACCGGTGCAGCGTTATGTAAGTGCACACCAGATTTTAAACCGTCGAAGGCGTCTGCTTTTTGTGATGATATGGAACAAACCCGGTTGGAGGTGGCGTTGCGACAGTGTGACGATGCCGTACAAACCCTTGTGTGGGGCGACACTGATCAGTAAGGATAGAGCGTATGCGAGAAATGAAAATTGGTGATTTAGTAACACTGTCTTCTTCCGGTAAAAAATTACATAGAACAAGGTGGGTTAAACCCGGCGACATTGGGGTTATCAAGTCTATAAGAGTATCACATTGGGAAAGTTACGAAATTCACTGGATGAATAGCACGTACGGCACACCGTTTGATTGGTA